GATCTGGATCCTTCCGAGGTGTGGTACCCGGAGAAATGTCAGGAGCTTGTCGAGCTTGCCGCCGCTTTTCACTTTGATCATTTGCCGCGCCTCCTCCTCTCTGTGGCAGTGTTGCCCGTTTCCGGTTTGTTCTGTTCCTCAATGGCCGCCTTTCTTTTCTCGTACTCTTCCGGATCGAATTGGTACCGGGAGAGATCCCAGAGAATGGCGTGGGCTTCCTTTTGGATCGCGCTGGAGGCTTCGGCGGCCGATCCAGTCTTGTGGATCCCAGCGAGCCGATCAGGCAGCTCGTTGAGCCGCTGCGTGATGATCAGGATCAGATCCGTGGTCATGGCCTCGACGTCCTCACTGCGGTGCATCTTGCTCTCCAGCTCCCTGAGCTCCATGGCTGCCATGCCGGCCTTGCTTTCCTTCAGGCTGGCCTCTGCCTCGGAAGCTCGGCGCTCTGTCTCGATGTCCCGCCCCTCTTCCTTCTCTGCTGCTTTGCCTTGAAGGTATGCGATGTAGCGCTGGACTGTTTTCAGGATGTCATACTTGTTATACCTGCCGTCCTTCGTGGCTGCGAGGACTCCGGCCTGCGTGAGCTGCTGCACTCGCCGTTCGGTCAGTCCGAAAAGCTGAGCGATGACGTTGACTCCGACGAGCTGGCTGTTGGTTTTCTTTTCTTCCATGTGTTTCCCTCCTATGCGAAGCGAAATGCTCCGGGTGCTATATAATAAAAAAATTTTAGGCCGGTTTCGCAAAATGACGATCTTGGAATGGTTTGCGGCACCTCTCGTGAACTACCGGGAAGTACCATGTTTTCAATGCTTTTGAGTGGTTTTGACTATGCTGGGCGCGGGCCTTATAGATGCCCCATGCGAAACGAAACGCCCTGAAAAAATTTTTCTAAAACTACAAAGATCTTGGGCTCGCCAGCACCGCAGGCCTTAACCATCACCCGGAAGTACCTTGGACATTGTGGGAGGGGTACCCTCCTTCCGTCCTCGGCCCGTCCTGTTCATTCCTTGCCTCGCTTTGCCTTCCCTTTGCCCTCGGTCGGGTGTTTGCTTGCCTGTTTCCTTCCGGCCGTTCTGGGGCTATTCTGGGGGCTCTGGCGCGGTCTTGGGGCCTGCCTTGCCTTCCTGCCGGCCTTGGCTTGGGTCTCTGGTCGTCCGTCTGCCTGTCTTGCTGCTCTTGATTGGTGCCCTGTGGCCTCCTGTGTGGCCGTGCTTCGTCCTTCGTCTCTTGGCCGGGTGTTTGGTCGCCTGATCGGCTGCGCGCCTCTGAGTGCCTTCCTGAGCCTTCACGCGAGGTTGTGGATCCTGATCCGGTTCGTGGTCTTGGCCGGTGCACTCGGCCCAGAACTTTGGCGCGTACGTGAAGCCCTCGAGGAAGCCCTGCATATGACCGCCAGCTATTGCCTCGGCCATAACCTCCAGAACCTCCAGCTCCATGCCTTCCATGATCAGATCCTTCAGGCGATCCGCTGCGTGCGCCGTGGTCTCGTCTCTTACCGACTGATCAGCTGCATCCGGTTCGTCGCTCTCTATGTACTGGGTGTATATGTCGTGCCCTGCCTTGCTCATGTTCCCGACCTCCTTACCGTGGTTCTGATCGGCTGGGTTTATTGGTTGCTGAGGATCTCGGCCCAGAGCTTTGACGCCACTCTGAATCCGTCATAGAAGCCTTGTCTGTGTGCGTTGCTCATGGCCACGCTGATGATCTCGTCGGCCTTTATGCTGCACCCTTCAGGGAGCTGCTGCTCGAGAACTGCGACCGCTTCCTCTCTTGCCCCGTCATAGATCGGTTGCTCTGCCTCGTTGGTTTGCGTGAACTGTTGGTAAACCTTTTCTAATTCTCTTTTCATGGTTGTGACCTCCTCAATTTTTCGCCCTGTGCCGGGCCTCTTGTTTTCTCGCTGCGGCCGGTTGTTATCCGGAAGAGTACCCGGGGAGCCGCTCCTTTTGGTTTTCCCGGGCCGTACTTTGAAGATCCTCCGGCTGCTATTTCTTCAGCGCTTGCTCCACGTGGTGGTTCACTCTGTTGGATATAAGCTCCTCGAGGTTCTTCTGGATGTCTTGGTACACTGTTTCGTTGCTGATCATTTGCGGAATGCTCAGGGTCTTGATGGCTTGGATCGGCGTGCGGCTGTCTCCTTTTCTCTGGAAGGGGATGTCCGTCCCGCCTTTGTTTCCTCCGAGGAATACGTTGGGCCCGAGCCCTTTGCGCTGCCCCTTGATGATCTCAGCGCTTACCTCGTATTTCTTCGGCTTCTTGATCGTTCTGCCGTTCTCGTCCTTGGTTCCCTGCGGCCTGCTCTTTGGCTTCATGTTGAAGTGCGTAGGCGTCAGGAGCGTGCCGGTATATGTCATCTGCACGGTGTCGATCGGCTTCGACGGTGTCTTGATCACTGTCGCGGTGCTCTTGGCGATCTTGCCGGCAGCCGTTACCTCCCCGGCCTTGATGTTGTACCGGGCGGTGACTGCTTTCGTCACCTGAGCCGGCGCCCTGCTTTTGAGGTCGCTCACTGTCTTTTTAAGCGCGATCTCCGAGTCTTTGTTTAGCTTCTCCAGCTTCTTGACGAGCTTGTCGTACTTGCGCAGCTGGATGCTGATCGGGTTGTTGGCGAGCTTACCGATAGCGCTTTTACCCACCGACTTGCTGATCTTTTTCTGGATGCCGCCGCCGATCTTCTGGCCGATACTCTTGCCGCTTCCGATCTCCACCTTCAGAGTGGAGGTCTTGCCGTTCTTTTTCGTCGTTGTCTGTTGGTACTTCATGCTGCCACCTCCTCGGTGTTATTTGCCTTTCTGACTGTTGTAAGCCTCGGCGATCTTCTTGGCCTCCAGCTCCTCGGCTGTTGTGCTGTTGTGCGCTGGTGCCGCGCCGGCTTTCATGGCCTTGTAGGTGTTCACCGCATTGGCCACTTCCTGAGCCTCTGTCGATGTGGATCCCGCTGCAGCTGCTGTTCCTTTTGCATTGGTGTAGGCTTCGGCGATCTTCTTGGCCTCCGGCGCTGCCTCTTGCTTGATAGCATTGAACACGAAGCCCCTGACGTTGGGATCCTCCATGAGGCGGCCGAGTGTCATGGCCTCTTCCGGGGTGAGCTCACCGGCCTGCTGCTTGTGAGTCAGGCCGATGGCTGCGAAGCGTCTCATTTGTTCGGTGTCTTTCACTTCTCTGCCATTCATTACTTGTCCCTCCTGTTCTTGTATGCCGGGGTATTCTCCAGTCCCTTGAAGTCTCCGCGCAAGTATCTGACCTTTGCCACTTCATCGGATCCGCAGGTGTGGCCCTTGACGTCGATCTCTCCGAGGTGCTGCTCTGCGATCTTTACGAGCTCCTTGTTGTAGGACTTGGATCCGGATCCGGTTGTCATGCCCGGGCCCCACTGTTTCGCCTTGTAGGCGTCATCCTTCACGGCTCTGAAGTATTTGATCCATCCCTCGGCGATCTCCTCGATCTGGTCGAGGGTTACGTTGGCAGCTACCTCGATTTCACGAAGCTGGTCGTATGCTGCGAGCACTTCCTGATAGAGATCATCGCGGCCGGGGTTCCCGATCTTCTCGAGTTGGGAGATCCTTCGCTTTAACTTCGCGGCCTCATTGTTCAGGTCGTCGATCTGATCCTCCAGATCTATGAGCTCAACGCCTCCTTTGAGGGATGCTTCAGGCAGCTTCGCAGTGAGCTCCTCCACCTGCTTTTCGTTCGCAGCCAGCTGGTCGTCCAGCTCTCTGAGTCTGCTGTCGGCGCCGGCGTCCTTTTGCTTTGCGTCCTTATCGAACTTCTCGCAAGCGTCCTTGTAGGCTTGAAGGGCCTCCTTGTATGGAGTGATTGCCTCCTGAACGGTTCCGTTTGTGAGAGCTGCCGGGCTCTTCTTGATCTCCTCGAGGTTGATGGTGGTGGTTGTGTTTTTCATGCTGGTACCTTCCTTTCGTTTTTGGTTTATTGGTTGATTTCCTCGCCGGCCTCCTGATCCTCTGGTGGCGTGGTTACTGCTTCTATGTTCTTGAGGGCGAATCCGTGGACTCTGAAGGTCTTTTTCATGAGAGCCTCGGCCCGTTCCTCGTAGTCTTTCTCTTGGCCATATAGCGCCTCGCGTATCTCTGGCCATTGGAGCCCGTCGACGTATCTCAGGAGGATCACTTGCCTCTCGTCTGCTTTTTTCAGCAGCTTGGTGGCTTCCTGAATGTCCGCGGCCTCGTCTCGTTCCTTCTGGATCAGCCGCTTGATCCCTTTCTCCAGCTCCTCCTTCTTTGCTATTTCCAGCGTCATGCGGTCGAATGTGCTGCTCCCACTTCTTGGCATACCGTCCAGTCTGGGAGAGACAGGGGCGGTCATTTTCTCCTCCATGAGCTCCAGCCGCTCGATCTGGTTGTCGATCTCCCTGATCAGGCTGGCGTAGTTCTGGAGTCTTTCCTTGGTCATTGGTTTTCTGTTCTTCATTTCCCCTCCTTCTCTGCTGGTGGGTAGAGTTTCGGGGGCTGCCTTGCGTTGTTGCTGCGGGGGTTTGTTGGTTCCTCTGAGTGCTCTGGCATCCCGGCCCGGTTGTTATGGCTTCCTGTTCGTTGACTCTGGCCATATGTTACCCGGATCTCGTTTTCGCCCTGATCTCATGCCTTTGCCTGTGATCTGTCCGAAGCGTTGGATCCCTGAAGAGTTTCGGCGATACGATCGGGGCGTCCACCCACTGGGCCACGGTTCTCGGAACCTTCTCCGACTGCCGGTTAGCTCTCTGGCAGTCGCAGCTCTCGCCCGGATCCAGTGTGGCGCTGCAAAACGGGCATATTTTATAATCTGTTCTCACGGCTTTCCTCCTTTCTCACTTCTGTGCTGCGTAATGAATTTATATAGACTCGTCCGATCCTTGCGGATGGCCGGGGTGCTCTCGTTGATTGCTGTCCTGATCCTTTGGTGCTGCCGGCTTTTGCGAGCTGCTGCGCTGGATCGGTCTGAATAGATCGGCCTCGCCATCCCTCTGGTACCTCTCGCGGAGGGCGCCGTATGGTAGGCCGGTTCTTTCAGCCGCCTGCTTCAGGGTCATGGTCTCGCCGTCCAGCGTTACCCGGATATTGCCCCGGCGGTTATTGCTTTGCTGCTTCATGGTGGCCCAGCGGCAGTTATCTGGAGAATAGGGCCCGTCGTTGTCCTTCCGGTCGATGGTGAGGCCTTCAGTATATCCATGAGAGAGGGCCCAGCTCCTGAAGTTCTGGAAGTCTTTCCACTCCTCGCAGTATCGGATCCCCCGGCCGCCATAGTGGCCATAATCGGGATGATCCGGATTGTCGCAGCGTTCCTTCATGGCCCGCCATGCGTCGTATAGCTTGGAACCTGTCCCTCCGTGGATCCTGTGGGCCTCGCTGTTTCGTTCTGCCTGATAGCATCCGCAGCTTGACGTCTTGCCGGCCTTTATGTCCTGAGCGAGTGCCAGTCCGACGGATCCGCATCTGCACTTGCAGAGCCAGACGGTGTTCCCGTTCACTGTCCCCAGCTGGGCGATCACTCTGAGCCGGCCATATTCTCGGCCGCCTTGCAGCTCGCCGATCTCTGGGAAGGGTATGGCGTCCACTGGCTGGATCCCGTCGACTACCGGAAAGAAGTGCTCCGGGTTCAGGATGTAGAACTCGCCGGCCGGCCGTCTGCCTGTCTGGATCCTGTGAGCTTCGCAGCGTGCGTCTATGTACTCGGCCATGATCCGGATGATCCGAGCCTTGTGAGCCGTCAGCGCTTCGGAGATTATTCCGCGAGCTGCCTGATCCTCCAGCTGGATCGACGCCTTCCGGACTTTTTCGGCGAGATCCCGGAGGCTGCTCGATGTTTCACCGGCCAGAGGCTCCAGCTCGTCGATCTTGATGTATGCGCTGCGGCCTGAAGCTGCTGCGGCCTCTATGGACTGGATCGCCATCTTGGCCAGCTCGTTGAACTGCTGCTCGACCTTATTCATCGTCGTCGTCGGCCGAGTGGAACCCTGTGAGTATAAAGGGTTTTGTTTTATCGACTTCATGATCTTTCACCTCCTCGATTTCATCATCCCAGCGACCCTGATTGAGCCACGTGGTTGGGTGTGGTATATATTGACCATTGTCACGCTGCCACTGTTTTGATCCTTTAGCTGCCTTTACTGCTTCCATGATCTTGCTGAACAGATCTGCGTCGGGTTTGATCTTTTTCCATGCCTTGAGCGCTGCCTGCTTTCCTACTTTTGCGGGATATTCCTGCCAGAACTCAGCGAAACGCCTGTCTTGAAGTTCTTGAGGCTTCTCTTTGACGTCAGTGTCATCGCCGTCAGGCGTATGATCTTCTGTTGTGTTAGGTACGGTACTGTTAGGTACTGTACGTATGGAGTCCGTGAGATTTCCGACGCCCTTCTGCTGGACTTCCGTCGGAACTCCGTCGGAACTTTGTTTTTTTCCGCTTGATTTCCGCTTTCTTTCCCTGTCCGCTGCCCTCCTATCAAGTAACTTACCAGCGTAGTCATACCAATCGTGAAGGCCGAGGCCGTCGTCGTATTGGTCAATATATCCGGCGCCGATCAGGGCTTCCATGAGATCAGCTGCTTCACCTTCCCATAAGACTGCGTCGGCTATTTCTTCCGGTTCGTATTTGTCGAGGCTTCCGTCTTGAGCGAAGTCAAGCGCCCAGTACCAGAGGCCATGAAGATGACCGACGGCCGTCGGAACCGATACGCCCAGCAGTCGAGCTAATTTTTTTGTTTTAGGGTGCCGCCATAGCTCTTGGTGGCTTTCGATCCATGCCATGCCTGTTTCCTCCTTCCTGTCGATTTTTGAACGGCTGCGGCTTATTTGAGAGATACATGGAAAAGATCCGGCACGTTCCGGTTTAGTGCGTCGGCCACCTTCTTGGCGGTCTTGGCTGTGAGCTCGCTGCCGCGTTCCATTCTCATGATCACGGAAGGGTTGACGCCGGCCATCTTGGCGAGGTCTGTCTTGCTCCATCCCTTTTCGACTCTGGCCATTATAATTTTTTCGACATCGGCCACTATCTTTTCGACATTTGATGTTTTCATGTTGTTTCCTCCTCACTTTGAAAAATGTCGTTTGTGCTTTCATTTTGTTTTTATAATACGTTTGTTGTCAAATTTATTGTATCGCTTTGTATGTGCTTTGTCAATTTTTATTTTTGCTT